CCAGCACACACCACCGGCTGACTGCTTGCGCGTAATTTCGCTCAATGCAGGCGGCGGGCAGATGGAAGATGCGGGCGCTGATTTTACCGTTGAGAAAGGGCTGATCCTTACCGATGAGGAAACGATCAACCTTAAATACATTCAGCGAATCACAGACGTGACCGATTATCCGGCTGATTTTGTGACGGCGTTTTCATTCCTGCTTGCCTCTTGCATCGCGCAGGATACACAAGGCGCATCAGGGCAGGCTCAACAAATGCGGCAGTTTTACGAAAAGGCAGTCGCTCCACCTGTTAAGGCTCGCGATTCAAACGAGGGCAAAGCGCGGCGCATTCCACCCTTTAACGATTCACAAGTCATCTCTGCCAGAATGGGCGGTTACTGGACTGGCGGCATAACTGAATAATCTCATGGCTCAATTCCAAACGATCAAATCGGTGTTCAACGGCGGCGAGATGTCGCCTATCATGGACGGGCGCACGGACTCGGAGAAATACGCGACGGGGTGCAGAGTCTTGGAAAACTTCATTGTGCGTCCTTATGGCGGAGCGTTCAAGCGTCCTGGGACTAAGTTTGGATTGTCAGATTCTGACGTGACTAATTGTTTCCGACTTATTGCTTTTCGTCGATCGTCCAATGTTAACTTTGTTTTGGGATTCAAAACAAACGCCATAAAGGTGTGGTCTTATGACACTGGAACATTCACACTAATTGCAACGCTAACGACGGATTACACAGAAGCAGAAATCCGCGCCATTCATCACATCCAGCTCAATGACGTGATGTATCTGACAGTTGCAACTAAACATCCTAAGATCATTACACGCGCCAATGATGGCACTTGGTCATTTACTGACGTGCCGTTTCAGTTTGCTCCCGCCCTTGATCCGCCAAGCGATGCGGTGACGATGATGCTGGAATACGATGCGAACGATTGGGTGACGGCAACAAGTTATTCAGTGGGCAACTTCGTCTTGTATTTGAACGATCTTTACCGATGCAAGACGGCAAACTCGGACGTTTCGTTTACCGCTGCAAAATGGGATAAGGCTACTTACAAGCAGTCATGGAATGTTGGCCAAGGTTATGTAGCTGGTGACATCACTGAATATTTTGGCAGTAACTACTTTTGTATTACCGCGCACACTTCATCTACGGCTACTAGACCGGGAACTGGTGCTCAATGGGTGTTGATTACAATCACAGATTATAGGCTTATTTCCAGTTCTGCCGTATTTGACGCCAATGAAGTTGGAAGCACTTGGCTATTGTCTCCAGGTTCAAGTGGAAGAATTACCACTGAAGCAATTGCAACGGCTCCAGATACGACGACAACGGCGGCTATTTTTATTCAAGGCTCCTACGTTGCGCGAACAAGCTGGGCAGTTGGCAGTGCACCGGCTGGAACTATTATTCAGCTTCAAGAATCTCTTGATAGGATCAACTTCACGAACATTCGCGAATGGTCAGTTGGCGGCGTTCTTGATGGAACAATTAGCTATACGGCAGAGGCTCCAAACACTGGCGGATGGTATCGAATGGTGGCCATTCGCACAGGAACAAATTCAAATTCGTCAAGGATGACCATTGAACCGGTTTCTGGTAAATTGGACATTCCCTTTCAAATTCAAAGCTACGTCTCGACAACTCAGGTCAGAGGCATTCCAAAGCTAGCCGTTGATTCTCTCATTCCTAATGAGGTTTTAGGCTTTACTTTTCCGGTCTGGCGCAAGGGCGCATTTTCTGTGACTCGCGGTTATCCAAGAACGTGTGCTTTCCATGATAACAGGCTATTTTTTGCCAGCACGGATTTGTATCCTACTCGAATTTGGGGCAGTCAGATTTCGGATTTTTACACATTCCTGACCGGATCTCTGGACACTTCAGCATTGGATTTAACGCTAGCGGCAACGCAGGCCAATCGCATTCAATGGATTTCTAGCTTTAAACGCACGCTTGTCATTGGCACAACTGGCGAAGAATGGACAATGGACAGCGGCGATCAGGACAGCGCATTAACGCCAAGCAACGCAAGGCTTCGCAGATGGAGCCGATATGGATCATCTCCGTTGCAACCTGTCTTGTCTGGCGATGGCTTGCTATGGTTAACCGGAGATGACAAGCTCCGTGAGTTTGCCTATGTCTTTGAAAAGGACGGTTATTCAGCGCCTAATATGTCTTTGCTTGCTGAACATATCCCGACGTCATCGGGCACGATTACTGACATGGTTTACAGCCAATGTCCTGATCCGACGTTGTGGTTTGTTCATGCTGGCGGCGAATTGTCAGGTTTTACTTACGACCGAGAAAACAACGTAACGGCTTGGCATCGGCACAACTTTGGAAGCGGCACTCGAGAGATCGAAGGACTCTGCGTCGTCGGCACAAGCGATACAGACACAAAAGACTCACTGGTCTTTTTGATGGATTCTGTTTCTGGCGTTACCACTTATTATTCGTTGGAGTCTATTTTAGGTGATGAGTTAACGACTACCAATAAAAGCTATTCAGGCACGTTTAGCGATTCATGGCGTATTTTGACTGGGACTTACAATGCAGGTTTGAATCAAACGACATTTAACGTCGGCACTCATTTGAACGGTGAAAAGGTTGTTTTTACGACGTTTACAAACAGCCAAACCATACTCAATTCTGATGGCAGTCCATTTGAAATGACTGTTTCTAGCGGGAATGCCGTGGTAAGCGGAAACATATCTTCAGGTTCATACGTTGTCGGAGTCCCGTATTCAGCATTCATAATGCCCAATCGTTTTGAGGTAAACACGCAAAGCGGGACGGCGCAGATGAATAAGTGGCGCATCTCCCGAGTTTCATTCAGATTGTTTCAGTCAAAATACGGCAACGTGTTTTTTCGACCAACTGAAGGCACTGATTTTCTTGAAGCTGATTTTAGCAATTTTACCGCTATTGAATATGACGACATGGATGAATTTCCGAAATCTTCAGTCACGTTAAGGAATACAAGTCCTAGCAGCATCATCGTCAAAACTGGTCAAACTAAAGCTCAGTCCATCGTTGGCGATTGGGGCGACGCTGTTGATATTACGGTAGCATCCAGACATCCTTGGCCGTTTAACGTGACGGCCATGCTATGCGAGGTGGCTACAGATGGCATTTCAGGCGCAGGAGCTTGACTTTAATATCAAATCGTGATGAACTGATAGGAAATCATCACATGACCATTAGAGCTTATACTCCCGAAGATTTCCCGCTTATTGAGGCGTGGGCCAAAGCTCGCGACATGGCAATGATCCCGCAGCTTCTTAGCCCGAATGGCTTTATCGTCGAGGATGAAAGCGGGCCTTTTGCCGTGTGCTTTGTGTATCTGGCGTTTGGATGTCCGATTGCATCACTAGATAACCTTTTCACTAAACCGGGCACCTCGTTTGCTAAATGCCGCAAAGGTTGGCCGATACTCTGGCGAACAATTCTTTCCTTTCTCTCAAATTTGAGAACTTGCGATGACGTGCCTTTGAGCTATAAGATAGTCAGGATATACACCCGCACTCCGCTTGCTAGGTTTCTACGCAATTCTGAGGGCTGGAGCGTATCCGAACATACAAGCACACAGGCCATTTATGCGATACCGTGACCATCTTGATTACATCCCGCTAAATACTGGCGGGCCGATTGGCATTCATTGCTCTACGCGTCCGCCTTGCAATGATGTGATTACACCAACAGTCTTGGCTTGGGCATCGCTTGCAACGTCGCTTGTCGCAGGTGGAACGTCTGCATACATGCAGTATGACTCTGCTCAAAATGCAGCTAAACAGGCCGAATATAACGCACAGGCACAAGCTGACGCCATCGGCGAGGAGCGCAAACGGCAGGCACTTGAGGGTCAAGAGAACCAACGTCGTCTTGTGCAAGAGCAACGCAGGCAAAGGGCGACACAACTCGCGGCAATGGCCGGTAGCGGCGCTATGCTTGGCACTGGATCGTCTCTTGCATTGGAAGCTGACACCTGGGCCAAGCAGCAAACAGAGCTAGCAGATCAGCAATACGTCAATCAGTTGTCTCAACGGCAACTTGCCTATCAGCGAACGTCCACACTCCAGATGGGCCAGCAAACAGCCGCAGGCATTCGCAGCGACGCCACAGGGCAGGCCATCGGCAATATTGGATCAACAATCGGTCAGGCTTATCAGTCATGGTCAACACGGCCTAAGCCGGCAGGTGAATCAACGTCAGGATTAACGTCAGGCTCAGGAAAATAATATGGCACGCATTCCAATCCTTCAAGAACCTAGGCAACTCCAGACCGGCAATCAGACGATTCGCACGCCCGACCTTCCAGCCGTCACAAATGCCAGCATGGGCAAGGCAATCGGCAATTTAGGCAACGTGGCCTTCGACATTGCAGAAAAGGCCAAGCGTGCAAACGACGTGACCAAGCTCACGGAAGCTAGCCTTGCGATGAACAAAGCGCAGGCTGACTTTGCGACGTGGCAGCAATCGCCGGAAGGTCAGGACGAAAATAATTGGCTTCCAAAGTGGCAGAGTTTGCAGAACGATATCAAGACTCAATTCGATCAAGCTGAATTGACGCCTGAAGCAAGAATGCAGTTCACTGATAACCTGTCAAACTGGGCGACTCGCGGAACGATCAACGTGCAAGCTCAAGCGTTTAAGCAAGCAGGCGCAAGAATGGATGCGACTGGGCAAATGGCAAGGCAGCAAGCTATCAAAACTGGCGATATGACTATTTATAAAAACCATCTAAAAAATGAGGTTTCCATTGGTCTGAAAACGAGAGAGCAAGCCGATTTAGAATTGATGGACGCAGACATAACATACGCATCCCGAGCTTCAGAAAACCAATGGAAATCCGCAGTAATTGCAGGTGACGAGCAAGGTTTAGAAGCAGCCATTCAACTGGGCAGGGATCGCGCCGGATGGGATGAGGACACTATTAAGGTTAAGCGCTTGTCAGGAATGGAAGGAATCGAACGCACTAGAGCCGTCAACAAAAGCAAAGCGGAGGTTGAGTTTTTGGGCGATGTCTTTATGCGTAAGGCTCAAGGTGAAGTCATTGTTCCCTCTCAGATTGAAAGCTGGGTTAAGGAAAACAAGATCGACAAAGAAACAGGCGCTCGTTTGCTAGTTACCACAAAGTCGGAACAAGGCGCAATGCAGAGCGAGTTTTACGATTTCCTAAATAACGAGGTCGATTCATACGATCCAATGACAGACCCTCAGCGCGTGAAAGAATACGAAATGGGGAAAAAAGCCGCCATGATTGGCCTCAATGGTTCGCAGATGGAGTTTTTTCAAGCTAGGTTGGAGCGAGCAAAAAATCTCAACGGCCCCCAACGGGCGCAGCAGGCTGTTTTATCCACTGGTAAAAAAGTTATTGGTGAGATGCTAAAGGACGTAGGCATAACTCGCGCATGGGATTCTGACGCTGAAACCTTATTCAAAGATCCCGCAAAGCTGGAAGCATTTGGCGTTTCTAAAGACGTTTCAAAGGAGATTGAAAAACTCACCAAAGGTGAATTTACATGGAGCGGTCAACCAACCGGAAAAGGAATGGATAAAGCCAAAGCCTTGCAGCTATTTAAGCAGCAAGCAGCAACACGCGTAGCCGCAAAGCCAGCCGGATTGAGTGACGCAGAGTGGAGCAAGTTGGTAACCCTTTCAGAGTCGGAAACATCCACAGATCCCAACGCGACTATTTCCACCGAGTTTAATCGGGCAATCCTTGAAGAAGGCTTGGAGTCTTGGTATGAATACGAGCGGAATAAGCGAGGAACGCCGCCGACCGAAAGTGAAGTCAAGTCGTGGGTAGGCGATAAGACGCGTGCGGTTTTACAGGGCGCAGGCGCGGCTAATCTTTTCAAAACTCCTGAAACGTCGGCTGTCAATACAGGCATAGAATCGCAGCGATATACAAGGCTTCCTGATGGTTCTTATGAAGGAATGGCTTCTAGTTATGGTTATGCTGGAGACAATGACAACGGTTATAATTCTCTTGGCATGTTGCGCGGTGAGCAGCCATGGTATGGGGAGCTTCCCACCGTAGCACTTGCTCCGCGCATGGCTGAAGAGCTTGGCGTTCAATTGCCTACCAGAAAGAAAGACGGCACTTGGGATTACTCAAAATCAATTGTCGAAGTAGAAGCTGATGGAAAAAAGACAAAAGCCATTTTTGATGAAACTGGCATGTATATGGTTGAGGCTAGTAAGAATAAGCTTATTGATCTGACGCCTGAAGCTTCCGATGCTTTAGGGCTGCCGCAAAGAAGTAACGCAAAAGTTACAGTTAGAAAACCTACTTTATAAAATGCCACTAGATCCACAGACCGCCGACCTAATGCTGACAGATTTCAGCGCATGGGAAAACACACTGGACGATACGCAGCGCCAACAACTTGAAACTACCTTTAAGTATGAGCCTGACAGGGTAGCGGCTCAAAAGCGCTTTGCTGCCGTGGCGAGCGTTGCAGCATATACCAACAGCGATGTCCAAGAAGTTTCTAATCGCTTTGAAGATTACTACATGCACGCTTTCGCTCGTGATGAGCAGGTTGGCTTTGGACTCAAGAGCGGCGTTAAAGACATCAACGAGTTTCAGCAACTGCTTACTGAGCGAGCAAACGGAAACAAAGCTAAGGTCGGCACATTTAAAAGCGCCAATGCGGCGGCTGTTGATTCAGCACTTCGCGGCAGTTCAAGCTTAAATGATTTTGCAGCATGGCAATTAGAGAACGAGCACCTTCCAGAAGCTTTTAGTGATAAAGCATATGAGGTTTGGCAGAAGACATATTCCGATGTTAAAAACGAGTTAGGCGAGGATGGTCGAGCTGCAGCATCGCGAGCATTTCGCGCCATGCGTACCATGACTGGAGTGTCAGAGGAATCTGATGCGTCTGTAAACGAGGCTAAACGTGATCTCATCAATCTGCGCGTGCGCTCGCCAAAGGCATATGATTTGGCGCTGGCTTCCGTGCAGTTAATGGCTCAAGACGCTGGCGGTGTTGATAAAGGAGTAATACAAGGAGTTGGTGAAAATTTTGGTCGTTCAATATCTAATATTATTGAAGGTGTATTTTTTGCCAAGCCGCTTATTGAAATGTCTCAAGATGTTAGCGAAGCAATGGTCAAGGCTGGTATTACAAACGCAGAAAATCCAGAACGACTTGCCGCGCAAATTCGTGCTCGCCGAGAGGTGGAAAATGATATTCGCGAAATATCTCGCGGCATTATTGATCCAGTAAAAAAAGCGCGCGACGGATGGTCTGGATGGGCTGAAAGCGCAGCTTATATGACCGCTTCAAGTTTGCCTTATATGGTTGGCGTGTTTACTCCAGGAGGTCAAGGTCAGGTTGCTATGGCTGGATCGTTTACGAGTGACAGTTATAATGAATTTCGAAATAATGGATGGGAGGGCGTCTCTGCTGCAACTGGAGCTGTGGCAAGCGGTGTATTCCAATCAGCAGTAGAAACTGCTTCTGAATTTATTTTAAAAATCCCAGGTGTTGCTGGCGTGTTAAATAAATTTGGCGTTAAGCCAGGCAGTTTTTGGGCAACTCAATTTTTTCTTAGAACCGTGGCAAGATCAGGAATAGAGGTTGGTGAAGAAATTATTCAAGAAGCTACCACTCCATTTGTTCAAGAGTTGGCTAACGCCATCATTCCGTCTATTCCAGACACGCCAGAAGGTAAGCATTTAAGTGATGTGATGGGCAAGTTTTTTGAAGCTGATAATTTTGCGCCGTTAATTCTTTCTGTGCTTCCTCTTGGCATGATCGGCGCAGGTATGTCCACGTCACAAGATATGGATTATTTAAAGGAAGTTCAGTCATTCTTTGGCGATGATGCTGCATCTGAAATTATGGCAGAAGCCGATCCAGCCAAACGTGATGCAATGATTCGTGAAAAGTTCAAAGCAATGCCTGTTGAAGAGCTTGTTAAGCGCGCACGGATGAAGATGGAAGCAATGGCAAAACGAACAGGTCAAAGCTTTCAAAATGAGCAAGATGTTGAATCATTCCAAGACACAACGTCACCCGAATACACAGTAAGCGTAACCCGTACACCATCTGGATGGCAGGTGCGTATGGGTGATGGCAATGTAATTCAGGTTGATTCCGTCGAAGCCGCTCGTCGCATCGCAGTCGATCTTCGCCAAGTCGGAAGTCAGCAAGAGGCCGATAAATTAGTCGGCGTAATTGACGGCTATTACGAAAAAGGTAGGCAGGCTGAAACTGTGCTTACAGGTGAAAAAGTTGAGGCATCTGAAGAGTTTGGAGTCGTGGCTATTCGGCGCGATGCTAGTGGCGCTATTATCTCTCAGCGCCAGCTTGGCCCTCAAGCTCTTGAAACCGTTCGCGCAGAAGCTGAAGTTGCAGGTATTAAGACAGGCACGCGTGGCATTTTCGCGCACATTAACGGATCGAACGAAGTCTTCCCGATGCGCGTGGCCGATGGCGCTAAAGAGATCGTCCGCAGGATGAATCTTTACAAGTCACAGGTTGAAGGACAACCGCAGGTGATTACGTTTCTGCATGAAAACTTTGAATCGACTTGGAGTTTAGGAATGGCTAACGGCACGTTCTCAGATCAAGAGACACGCACGGCAATGCGCGCTTTGCTGCCTGCTTTTGAAGGCGTGACGGCATTGAATGCCGAAGAGGCTCAATTCATCGACAATCTACGCACGTTGGCAAATGGCCAAGGTAATGAAACCATGTTGCGTGAAACCGTGTCGGAAATGGTCATTCGTGACGTGCTAGGACGTGATCGCCAAGGCCGTGCCACGGGCATGAAGCCAGGTTCAATCTCTCGCGCTATTGAGGCGTCTGTTATGGGCGCTAATACTCAAGAGGAAGTTAGCGCACTAAAGAGCATTCTGGCTGCAATCAAGGCATTCACTGCCTACCTAAAAGGCGTGTTCGGCACCGTTGACGCTATCACTAAAGCTCGCGATGAAGGCAAGCTCGGCGAAGAATACGACACGTTTATCAACAAAGTCCTCGGCATCGACGAGGTAAAGCAGATGGAAGGGCAGGCGATAGACGAGGCGAAGGCCATTATGGAAGAAATGCTAGCGCCATGGGAAGTGCAGGCAGTGATCGACGCTAGCAACATGGATCCAACTAGTGATGCCGAAGCTCTTAAAACTAAGGAGTTCTCACAAGCGGAAATCGACGCCAAAGAAAAGATTGGCGAAGGTTCTGAGAGTGAAGTGTTTGATGATGGCGATAACGTCCTTAAAGTGGCTGAATCCTACAACCAAACTGAGACATTAGCGGAGCGTGTTGTTTATGCTTTAAGAGGTGAAAAGCTTCTTGGCAACCTAAGTGGATTGCGTTACGCAGGATTCCGCCGTGGACGCAATGGAGTTCTTAACCCAGTATTTTCACAAAGGAAAATTGAAGGGCCAAGCGCAACTAAAGAGCAAGTCAGAGAGTTATTTGCAAAATATGGGTGGTCTGAAAATAACGATGGATCATTTTTTATAGACACTCCTGAAGGCAGAGTCACAACTATGCGTGACCTTTACGAGGGCGGTAATGTTATTGACGTAAATGGCCAAGCTATTCCAAGGGATATTGGGACTACTATAGATGCTAAGATGCCGTTTAGCATTTCGCCAATAACATCCGCAGAGGATGTTTCATACAACGAAGCGATTAGAGTTCAGCCAACCTCAATAATGGCTCGCGCTGCCAATCGCGATAGCATTGGAGTTAAGGACAATATCCTGTATCGAAAAGATCGCGCATATCGATTTATTGGTGCAGAAGGTCTAGCTGATTTGCGTGAGTCTGGACTTGTTCGTGCTCGGCAAAACACAAAGCAAGCTTACGAAAGAGCGGTTTTCATGAGTGGCAAAAGCTCAGGTCGCTATGCTGACACGCACATGATTGAGGTAATTCCAGACGACACATGGAGTGGTGACAAATATATTTCGCCTTCAAGCGATTTAGCAATCAATGACATTCCGCATCGAATCTACGAGCGCAATGCAGATGGATCGTATTCTGTTATTGAGGATACAATCGGAGATCAGGCGTTGCTGAATGAAAGTGGCCTTGAGGAAAACGGGCAGAAAGTGGACGCCGGGAATATGGCGTTTAGCGTCTCGTCGGGCGGTCTTTCTGAGGCGGAGGCTCCCGCATGGCCGTATGATGGCAAAACCGATTGGACTGGCAAATCTGTCCCCGAAGAAGTGGTTATTTACCGGGCAAACACTTTTGATCGTGGAACCTTTTGGAGTTCTTCTTCAAGTTTTGTTAGTGCCTTTTCAAAAAGCCATGACAATGCGCCTATTCGCACAAGCAAGGTTCGTTTTAACAAAGTCTTAGACCTTACTGGCGTTGGATCGAATCCTGTTGACTTCATTAAGCGGCTGGAGGTTCAAGGTATCAATCCAGACGAACCAATTAAATTTGACCCTCGTTCTCCAGCAGAGTCTGCACGGCAGATGTCACATTATCTAACCGAGGATGATCCTGATCGCATTTTTGAAATCGTTGATCGCGCAGGGCCGCATTGGAACCGTCAAGGGTGGCAGGCTGTAAAATTCTACGAGACTTATGATGGCAACCCTGGGCGAACATACCATGTCTTGCCAGAGTTCTTCAACCCTGAATCTTCCCGTGCCGCAGGTGGCACGTTCTCCATCTCTCCCATCCGCAACCTAAACGAACTCAGCGATCAAGTAGAGCGCAATTTTGCCGAGAACCCGGCTGGCGCGTTAGAGGTTAAGTCCAAAGTTATCCGCCAGTTTGCCAAACTCCGCGACAAGTGGAGCAATGAACGATGGACGCCGCAGGGCAACAAGATCAGGCCGATTAGTGAAAAGCGCACGGTAAAGAGCTTGGACAAAGAGCAGGCAATGCGGCAGGCGCAGCGTGAAGTTGAGCTTGTAAATGAAGGCATGGACAAGCTGACGCCAGACACGCTGATGGCGTATTCTGAAGGCGTCGGCACGCTGGAAGACGATCCGCTTGTGAAGAAAATGCTTCACGATAACGGGCGATTAATGTCGAAAGCTACGGCTGCGCGTGAAGGTCGAGACATCAAAGATCAATACGACGATCTGAATTGGATTCCTCCGCAATGGTATTCCAACGGCAGGACAATTAAGACCGTTGTTATCACGCGCAAAGATGGATCAAGCGAAAGCTTCCCGTCTGCCAAGGTTCCCGCTGAAATCAAAGCTGCAATTAAGTCGGGTGAAGTGAAGGTTAAAATCAACAAGGTAACGATTCCAGCGGTTGGCGGCATCATGCCAGACGTAATGGCTAACAACCTGGGATTTGATACTGCCTCCGAAATGTGGGCCGCGCTTGAATCGTCCATTAAATCCCATCGTAATGCTAAAGCTGATTATGCCAAAGCAGAGGCCGCAGTTAAAGCGGTCGAAAAAGCCGCATTTGAACAAGCACGCCAAGAAGCTCAAGCATGGCGCGACGAGGCCGATGCAATGCAGAAAGAGGACTGGTCGCCGCGTGAATCATTAGTGCGCGATCTCATCACGCTAGAAGCAATCGTTGCCATGTTCCCGCAAGAGATTCGTGGGAAAATCGGCGGCTTTGTTACCCTAGCACGCAAGGCTAGCGAGGCGGCACGTTTGAAAGTGTTGCAACGCCAGCTTGAACGCGGGCAGGTGCTGTTGGAAAAGCATCTCAAGGAGCAGTATGGAACGGCGGTTGATAAACTTTTTGACAAGTATCGTCCTGAGCGCAAGGCAGGTGAAAAGCCAAAAGGCAAACTTGATCCAGACGCGCAGGAAATCGCAGACAAAGCAGAATCCGCGATGGGCATGACCGCCGACGAGGTAAACGCAGAAATCGATAAGATTAACACGCTGCTCAATGCCGACAATATTAGCGCCGAAACTGAGACAAAACTTGAAGCAATGCGCGAGCTTGTGCAATTGCTGGGCGATTGGAAGAATGCCAACTCGGCGCGCCGTGAATCTGCCTTCTTGGCGCTAAATGACGTGCTTTCAGAAGGCTGGGCCAAGTGGAAAATGAAGCAACTTCTCAAGCGCGAGCAACGCGAGGAAATGCGCAAGATACTCAAATCCGCCACCGGAAAGAAAGGCGTAGCCAGCGAGCGTGACAAGATGAAGCTGGAATCTGCAAAAGTGCTTGGCAAGGCATCACGATGGGTTCTAAATCTTTCTTCGTTTGGTGAAGTTATGAAAGCCGTGTTTGGCGAAAAAGCAGCACGGCAATTTATCGACAACGAGCGCAACGCATCAAATCAATACGAGGATGCCATCCAATTATTCAGCGAACGCATCGACGAGTTTTTCACAACTCTTGCAGGCGGCGTTTTAAAAGGTGAGCGCCTTCGCTTTGATCTTGCACAGCCTACGCTGACAATCGATGCAGGCGGCATGAATGAGCGAAATATCTCACAACTCCAAGGTATTCAGGCGCTGCTTATGTGGCAGCAAGAAGACGGCAAACGTCATATGGAGGGGCCGCGTGATGAGAATGGCGCGCCCATTGAGGGCAAGTGGAGTTACGATCAAGCATGGATCGACGAGCTAACCAGCAAGCTCTCGCCGGAAGCTGTCGAAGTGAAAAAGTTTATTGAGCAGCTTTACGGTGAAGAGTGGGTTCCATTGAATGCGGTTTATCGTGAGCGGCACGGAGTCAATCTGCCAAGGCATGACAAATACGCACCGATCACAGTAACGCCACAGCAAGCCAAAGCTGGCGAAATGGTTGATCCTGTTTCTGGCGCTGCAATCGCTGGCTCTATCTTGACTCCAGGCTCGCTCCGTTCTCGTAATCGTTCAGCACTGGCTGAACCTGAATTTCGAGACGCACTTTCTACGTTCATTGCTCACACAAAACAAATGGAGCATTGGAAGGCGTATTATGATCTCGCCGTTGAAATGCAAGCCGTTCTTGGCAATCGTGACGTTGCAAATTCAGTAAAGGCGGCAGTCGGTGACGAGGGCGCTACTGTTCTCAGGAAGTGGGTGGATGTGTTCGCGCAGGGCGGCACCCGCGATGCTGCCGCAGGATTGGCCGTTTCTGACGGTCTGGGCAGGCTTGCGGGCCGTGTGGCTACCGTGGGCCTTCTTGGGCGATTTTCTACGCTGCTAGTGCAATCTACACAGCTTGCGGCGGCATCGGTCAAAATGCCGACTGGCGCTTATTTGAAACGCTTTGCGCTTCTTATGTCCGGCAATTTGCAATGGGCTGACGCAATTAATTCAGAGTTCATTCAAAGACGTATTAAGTCCGCGCCTCCGATTATTCGCCAAGCATTTCAAAGCTTGGGCGAGGCCACAAGGCCAAATGAAATCCAACGCGTAACTCGATTCTTTGGGCAGTTACTTTCAGGCGCTGACGGTCTTTTTACCGCTGGAACGTATGCCATTCTTCTTGATTATCACCGCACGCAAGGCGCAAAAATGGGGATGCAAGGCGAAGCTTTAGAATCTTACGCACACGCTGAAGCTGTCAATGCTACCGAGCAAGTGGCGCAACCTGTTCGAACGGGCACGCGTTCAATCATTGAAGTGACAAACACAAATCCCTTGGCAAAAATGTCATGGGCTTACGCTTCAGAAGCTCGCCAAAAAATGGCACTTTTTGCATGGTCTGCATACAACGCCAAGAATGATCCAGCAGGCGCGGCTAAGACTGCGTTTCTTGTGTTTGTAATCGGTGGGCTAATGTCGCAGGTTTTAAAAAATCTTTGGCGCGAAGCTAAGGGTGACGACGATGAAAAAAAATGGAGTCCTGAACGGCTTACTTTGGCAATGCTATCACCCATTACGTCGGCTATTCCTGGAGCTTCTATGCTTGCTGGCGAAGGTGGGTCATTGTCTGGCGCTGAATATACAAAGTATGCCATCAAAGATGTATTTGATGGAGACGCTGACATGAAAGATGTGGACACAATTCTTTCGGCTATGGGTTATTTTAACGACACAGCCGGAGGAATTGCCACGCTTTCACACGCTGGATATGACTTTGCAAAATTGCTAGAGAATGCTTTTAGCGAAAAATAAAGCCCGCAAGATTCAGGATCGGCTAAGTGAGTAAATATCCGCAAGCACGGATTTAAGCCTGTCGATCTCGACGGCCTGCTGTTGGATCGTCTGCACGTCTCTGGCAGATGCTGCAAGGTGAGACTCGGTGCGCTCGCGGAGACGTTCGAGGAGTTCGGCGTTAGCTGCTAGTGCTGCGTCTCGCTCGCGCTCAAGTTTGCGTGCAAATTCAGAGGATACTGTGTTATATGGAGGCATCATTCCGGGTTGAGCGAAAAATGTCATGCCATCAGTTTCAGGTGTTGGTGTGTCGTTCATGGTGTGATGAAGGGTTGGAGTTTGGCGAGGGCAAGATGAACAGATTCCATTGTTTCCGATTCTCGTTCAATGTCGCTGTTATTGCGTGTAAAGATTGGTTGAACGATCAGGTAATTTAAGCATTTGTGCAAAGCCAAGTCGGCATCGCGGATGGCTTTGATTGACTCGTTGAGCTCGCGTTCCAGTTCCTTAGCTAGCTTTTCCAGCATTATGCTTCTTGCTGCGTCGTAGCCTTCCAGCACTTCGTCTGTTCTCGGTGTATCGTTCATGGCTGTTCTCCTTTCGATAATTCATAGGCGTCTAGGGCTGCGAAAGCAGTCGGCAAAGGGTTAATGCCTTCGTGCTTTTGCCACAAATATTCGTCGCCAAATTGAAAACGGCGGTCCTCGTATTCTTCGGTGATTAAAGCCAAGGCATTTGCCAGCTTCTCTATTAGGACAGATTGAGCCTTAATAGTCGCCATATCTTCCGCTCGAAGATTAGCCAGCTTGAGAGCAAGCTCTGCTAGCTCGTCATACTCGCGCTGCTCGACGAGTTCGATGATGCCTTCCGGCGTGTGGTATGGGTAGGTTTTCATGTGATGATTTTAAAACAAAAAGGCCGACTCGGGCAAGGAGTCGGCCTAATGCGGTTCATCGCAAGTTGGACGGTCACGCCTTGCCCGCGAGAACCATTTCCCTTTTATTGATCGGATTCCTCATCGCGTCAAATTAAAATGAGCTTGATTTTACTCGCATTTGTGAGAATCTGGCGACATGACTCTGAACCGAGAACATTCCTCTAAAGGCTACAAGATTAATGCTGGCACCTCAACCGTGACGTATAATTTCTACGGGTTCACGGTTATCGCCGAAACTGTAATCAATGCCATTACTGCTCCAACTGGCGGAGGCATTGAGAACAACTCATACGACGGCGACGAAGCTGGCCTCGCTGGTGTCACCTTGCCAGTTGGTTATTATCCGATTCGCGGTAGCGCGATTGATTTAACCTCCGGCACAGTCATCCTTTGGACTGAATAAATATGCCTGCCATGTGCCTCAGCTTAAATTTGCCATGCGGCGTAGCTGATCGCACGTTGACACCTCCAACCGTTGCGCCTGTGCTAACGGTTGGAGCTTTTTTTGCATCTTTTACAGCTATGTTACAGTGGACGGCTAGCAATAAAACAGGAAGCGATGGTTTTGGTTATCGGGTTGATTTAAGCATTAACGGTGGCGCATTTAATGAAGTAACGTCCTTATCGTCCGAAGATTTAAGCTACAACGATCAACAAAATTCTGCAATTGGCGAAACGTATACTTACCGAGTAACGCCGTTTAACTCAGCGGGCGACGGTGTTGCAAGCAATACTGCCAGTGTAATCTTGCCAGGAATTAACCCATGAACGCGCTTTCTCTCGGACTTCCTTTCGGCATTTCTCCGCCGACTTCGGCACCTCCGCCGGGCACGTGGATACTTGCAACCAATACCTGGAATGATACCGGCGTTTGGCTAGACTCTGAAACTTGGAACGATTAACATATGCCCATTGGAACTATAACAAACGGCGAGTCGGGTTCATCCGTAAGGGCGAAACTCAATAGCGTTATCTCTGCGACTAATTCGGCGCCTACAGACTACGCCACAGCCGCGCAAGGCGCTACTGCTGACTCCACAGCTAGCAGCCTTTCTTCGCACGTTGGAAACACAAGCAATCCGCACAGTGTAACCAAGTCGCAAGTCGGACTCGCTAACGTAACAAATGACGCGCAGACTATTGCGTCAATCGTGCCGAATACCGCGCCAAGTGCAGGCCAGGTCTTAGTTGGCAACGCAGGCGGAACAGCTTACGCGCCAGTTTCTGCTTCGGGAGACGCTACGCTTGCAAGCACTGGCGCTCTGACATTGGCAACGGTCAATAGCAACGTCGGCAGTTTCGGCAGTGCCACGGCAGCGCCAGCGGTTACGGTCAATGCCAAAGGGCTTGTTACGGCAGTTTCGACCAATACGATCACGCCCGCAGTTGGCAGCATTACAGGACTGGGCACTGGCGTTGCTACGGCGCTTGCTCAAAACGTCACCGGCAGCGGCAGCATCGTTCTCGGAACATCTCCGACTCTTACAACTCCGGCGATTGGGACGCCATCAAGCGGCACACTGACAAGCTGCACCGGATTGCCACTTAGCACTGGCGTCACTGGGACTTTGCCAATCGCTAACGGCGGCACAGGTCAAACGGCGCAGACAGCGGCATTTGATGCGCTCGCTCCGACCACGACCAAAGGCGACCTCATTGTTCACAACGGCACTGACAACATCCGCGTGGCAGTTGGCGGCACTAATGGGCATGTGCTTACGGTGGACAGCGCAGAGGCCAGTGGCGTGAAATGGGCGGCTGCTAGCGGCGGCGGTGGCGGCGGAGGCGGCGGTGGTTCCTCAGCAATTTACGCTGTAACGACATCTGATTCGGTAATAACTTCAACAACATTGGCCGATTTCTTAACAGCAAGCATTCCCGCAACTGGAACTTATGGCTTTTTTGCGACAGGCTCAGCCACTTCAGGAGCATTGACTGAAGGCATGAGCCTTGCAATTAACGGGCCTACTGCCAGCGCACTGAGTTTATTTGGAACGGTGCCAAGCAATTCAACTGGCAGTGTCACTGGCACTGTTGTTACTGCTTACAACACAAAGGTTTCTAGCGTGCAAATCAGTCCTGCTGGCAATTCTAGGTGGACGCTAAATGGTTATGTGACAGTAACATCAACAGGAACTTTTGCGCTTCGCTTTTCAAGTGAAACCGGAGGAACTGTAACGATACAAGCGGGTGCAATCCTTAATTTATTTCCAGTCTAATGAAGCTCACTGACCACATCCATATTATCTGGCCCGAAAGACCTTTTGTTGCTCGCGGAGATGTCTTTGAGTTTGATGATGGTCTGCCAATGCCCACACAAACTGAACTTGATGCCACTTATGATCAAGCCTTGGCCTTGTATGAAGCAAGAAAACAACAATACCTGATCAATGGCATTGTCGTCTCCATGCGGAGCTTTCGCGAAGCGTGCGGGCGCGACCTTACAATCAGAATTAGTGCTTACGTTGCCAGCATTGAAGATCTCAATGAGCGGTTCAAAGCTCAGACTGATTTTGAATTTGCGACTACGGTTTCACGCGCTCATTTTCGCGTTTCGCAGATTGCCTCAGCTTTGGGCAAGACTGAATCCGAGATCGACGAAGTGTTTGCACTAGCTCAACAATTAGACTTAAATTGACTTATGCAAGACAATCACCTCACTCCCTTCATTGGATCGCTAATTGCCTTTGCAAGCACGGTGACGAGTCTTGCAGAGATTGAAGTTTGGCTCAAGCTAAGTTCTTTAGCAGTCGGAACTCTAGCTGGTATATTAGGCTGCATTTCAGCAATCAAAAACCTGACTAAATGAAAGCATATCTACTCAAAAACTGGAAAACTTCACTTGTTGGCGTGTTCGCCATCCTCGCCGTGATCACCTCGACATGGCTGCCGCAATACAAAGACGAGCTTGAGGCCGTCGTGGGCGTCCTTGTTGGCCTCGGACTGCTCGCAGCAAAAGACAGCGACAAAACTGGAGTATGATAGGTATTATTGAACTGCTTAACCTAGCTTTGCGAGTCTGGCTGGCAGTCAATGCCTCGAAACCTTTTCAACGACTCCATGAAATTGATCGCGAAATACGCCGTTTGTCTATCGGCGCTAATGAGTCTGCTCTCTTGCAAATCGAAGCGCTCGACCGAGAACGCCGAGTCCTTGCTAAACTCGTCGGCACTCTACACACCGACCTCAGTAACAAGTCTTGAGGGCGTCGAATATCAATTTGCTGAAGGACGCTGGAGAGGCACTGGCGAGCATCTTTATTCACAGGCCGCGTTCACACGCGCCTTAACCATAGGAAGAGGCAAGTAACACCATGACTAAAGCCGAAATTGTTAGATCGTATCTTGAGCGTTTTCCAGAAACGGAAAATCGGACATTGGCTAAACTCTTGCATAAGGAATTGCCCACGGTTTTTATGTCGCCCGAATCGGCTCGCGACATTATAAGAAGACTTCGGGGGGCCAAAGGAAAACGTCATACTAAATACGCTACGGATAAATCGGCATTTAAGCCGCTTGGCTGGCAAAAGGATGTGATACCTAAAACGCTTGCAAGAACGCGGGAGCCAATCGTTTTGAGTGGTGCCTTAAAGGTGCTGATTTTGTCAGACATCCACATTCCCTACCACGACGAAGCTGCCGTTACCGCTGCTATTGCTCACGGCAAAAAGAAAAAGCCGGACGTGATTATCCTCAACGGCGACATCGGCGATTTCTACGGCGTGTCCCGTCACGACAAAGATCCGCGCCGCTCGCTTGCGGATGAGTTGGACGCCATTCGCCAGTTTTTATTTTACCTCCGCAAGCAGTTCCCAAACGCCCGCATTCTCTACAAAATCGGAAACCACGAAGCGCGAATGGAGATGTTTCTGGTTAAGAATGCTCCAGTGCTTCTTGGAGTTTCGGATTTTGAGCTTCCCGTGCTGCTGAAATTTGATGAGTCGAGAATTGAGCTTGTGCCATCGCTGACGCTTATCCGGCTAGGCAGTCTGCCGATTTACCACGGGCACGAATTGCCGCAGGGCATGTCATCGCCAGTCAATCCTGCGCGAGGGATTTGGATGCGCGTGCAGGAATCGCTTATCTGTGGCCATTGGCACCGAACAAGCGAGCACACTGAAAGCACGGGACTAAACAAAAAGCTTTCATCCTGTTGGTCAACTGGATGCCTTTGCGACTTGACTCCCGACTACGCTATTGTGAATCGCTGGAACCACGGCTTCGCTTGGGTGGAAACTCAGGCCGATGGCAACTATGAAGTCACGAATCACAAAATCATCAACGGGAGGGTTTATTAAATGAAAGCTGTTTGCCTAGATCCTGGCCACGGAATGAGCAATCGGCGCGCAGGTGCTTATGATCCTGGCGCTTGTGCTTTCGGTAAAAAAGAAGCTGAAATCGCGATGGACTGGGTTAACGAGCTGCGCGTCATCTTGCAAGCTCGCGGGCACAAGGTTGTCAGGACTCGAATCAACGGCAGCGATCCCGCGCCAGTTGGCGAGCGTGCTGGCATCGCGGAAGACTACGGCTGTGATATTATGCTAAGCATTCATTGCAACGCTGCAAACGGCTCGGCAAATGGCACAGAGACGTTTTACCGTGGCGAGTTTAACAAAGAGCTGGCTTCAAAAATTAACGCGGCTTTATGCGCTGCTCTTGGCACTAAATCAAGGGGCGTTAAAACGGAATCATCTAGCCAGCATTCACGGCTTGCGGTGATGTCTTTTCAGCCGTGTTTTCTCATTGAGCTTGGCTTCATCGACAACGCTGGCGATCTCGAAAAGATGATTGATCCCGTGCGTAGGCTGGCAGCTTGCGAGGCCATTGCTGAACTGCTATGAGACGCGCAATTTGGTCTTACAGTTTTTATTTCTTGGCCGTCTATTGCTTTGGCTTTGTGTATGGCACGGCGTTATTCAGCCTTGTGTGGTTTATCCAGCTTGTTATCGAATGCGCCGATTAATGGAAATCCCTCTCGGATGGAAGCTCTACAATGGGCCGAAAGACTGGCGTTAGCATGATAAGTGCGTTTGCCGCATGAATGACCACGGTGACGATCCGCTCAGTTCTTTCCTTGCCAAGTGGCAAAATAGGCACGGGTGAAAATAAATTACAATTTCCACTTGTGTAAGTTTCTACCGTGTGATTAGATGCGTTGTCATTACGACATCATCACATGAAAACGCTAAAAATTAGCGAGACATTGCACTCGCAACTACGCATCAACGCAGCCAATCAAGGCTGTAGTCTTCAGTCCCTCGCTGAGGGATTTATCACCAATGGCATTGCAGATTTGCTTAAACGCAAGCAGGTTTGGGTAGTATATGATGAACGTGATTGTGAGATCATCGGCGTTTATGCTAATGAAGCAATGGCTAAGGAAGTTTCTTATCGCTCTGTATGGTATAGGAGAGAAGCGACAATCTTGAACACCAAGTAAGTAAACTCGATACAATAATAGTATGAACCCCAAGACTGGCAATCCTATTCGCATTCGGAAAGGATCAGCAATATGAACGACTTAACTCCATGGCTTGACTCCATCAACGAAGGGCCGCGCAAGCGTGCATTTTTTGCAGCCGTGTTTTCCAAGCTGGAAGACCTCGGCTTCATTCTCAAGAATCCTGACGCAATCGACGGCGGCTATCGTTTGGAGTTTCGCAATGACGATAATCTTACTTGGGTTATTGCTGACCGTTACATGAGTTGGCCTGTGGCTGGCGAATATCCAGGCATTCAGCTTTACAGTGAAAATGAAGCGTGGGAAGCATCCTTCCGCGCTTGGACTCCAATTCAACTGGCTTTAGACGCAATCGAATACCTTGCACCCAATGAATAATCTATCCTCATTCCATTTCCGTTCCGGCATGGGCGACCGTGTCACCGACAACCGCGCAGAGTGGTTGATTAAGCTAGACGATCACATTCGCGCCAATTCACCACGGCAGCGCAGGCTGGAAGCGGAGCGCCGCTTTCTGCTTGCTCGCTATCACGAAACATTCTCAGCCATTGCAGGCTGCATCCTGCTGGTTGTTATTATCCTCTGCCTCGCATTCATCGCCTAACATCATCACTACTATGTCATCACAAATTACTACTACAAACAAACCGTCCGCGCTTGCCACTATGGCGAGCAAGTTCAACGTCGATCCGGCCAAGCTGCTTGGAACGCTCAAAAATACTGTCTTCAAAGGCGCGTCCGATGACGAGCTTATGGCTCTTGTTATCGTCTCCAACGAATACGGCCTTAACCCAATATTGAAGGAGATTTATGGATACCCAGCTAAGGGTGGCGGCATTGTTCCTGTCGTGTCCATTGACGGCTGGCTGAGAATGATGAATGACCACCCGCAGTTTGATGGCATCGAGTTTCAGTTTACTGAAAACGACGGCAAGCTCATTTCATGCACCGCGCTTATTCATCGCAAAGATCGCAAGCATCCAACTAGCGTCACTGAATACTTAGGCGAATGCCGTCGTAACACTGACCCGTGGAAGATGGAGCATCGCATGTTGCGACACAAAGCAACCATCCAGTGCGCTCGCGTGGCGTTTGGTTTCAGCGGCATCACTGACGAAGATGAAGCCGAGCGTATTGGCATGGCTCGCGACGTGACGCCAAAGGCTACCGATTCCAAACTATTTAAGCCAAAAACTCTTGCGCCGGAGGAATGCCCGCAGCCTCCGCCATACAAATCTCTGGCTCAGTCAGAGGCCGCATCCTCGCCCGCGCGTGCATTGACGCCTGGGTCTAATACAAATGAGGGTGCGGAATTCTTTTTTAGTCTCAGCGATGTGCTGCCTTCGCAGGTTGAACAAATCGCCGCCAAGCTAGCGCAGGTTGAGCAAATCGCCGCCAAGCTAGCAGTGGCTGGCATTAAATGGTCTGAAGTTCATGGCGTCATGGCAGATCAAGGCCTCGCCGATCCTGAGTTTGTGCCGCTGCCCGAAGCTGCTGCTGACGTGCTTACAAGCTGCCTCGCGCAGTTTGACGCAATCGTGAAGCTCGTGAAAGGAGGCCAGCCATGAGTTACGTCAACCCATTTCAAAACGTGCCTAGTGCATCGAAGCTCCATCGCGTGCTAGAATGTCCCGGCAGTCATCAAGCTGAGTTTGCAGCGCCACAAGTCGAGGAGGATACTACCGAGGCCAATATTGGAAACGAAGTTCACGCTATTCTTGCCGGCGAACTGACTGAAGACAATGCGAGCGTCGAGGCTGTGCAAACGGCGGAGATGTGCGAACGCCAGGTTTCAAGTCTCATCACTGAATGGGGCCACGATGACAAGAATAGGCTGAGTGAGAAACGCTATGGCTTAACACGTCTTGGCGGAGTCGTGGAAGTCACCGAAAGCACAAAAGCCGACGTGATTTTTACCGGCCAGTTTGACCGGCTTTATATCTCTGGCACTCACGGTCTTCTCATCGACTTTAAAAGCCTGCGCGGCGATCACGCTACGGCAATTGAGAACCCGCAGTTGATGAGTTTGGCCGTCCTAGTGGCGAAAAAGCACAAGCTGACTGACGTGCGCGTTGCCCTTGTCCAGCCGATGAAAGGCAAGCCGACAACGGCGGACTTCAACGCTAACGGGTTAAAACTTGCCGAGTCATGGCTTTTCGCTGCTCTCGATGCCGAGATGGAAGCCGGGCCTGATGATTTGCGGGCTGGCGATTGGTGCAAGTATTGCAAAGCCCGCTACGGGTGTCGCAAGTTTCAAGAATCCGCCATTCAGGAGGTTGAAGTCATCGAACCTGCTACCATTGCAGGTATGGACGGCGAGACGCAGAGAAAGGCCATGTGGGCGCGTGCGTTAGATCTTCCCGCCGCTCGTCTTGCATCTGCGATGAATGGGCTGGCAATGGTCAAACGCTACGTTGCCGCCATTGAGGGCGTGGCAAAGGCACGCGCTGAAAACGATCCCGAGTTCCAGCAGTTCTTTACGCTGCGAGAAAAAAAGGGGCGGCGCTCAATCACTGACGTCACAAAGGTTTTTGCCGCATGTGAAGCTCACGGCGTCACCGCTGAGCAGTTTACCGCGCTTTGTTCCATCGGGCTTGGAGATGTGAAGCAACTTCTCAAAGATGCGACTTACTTAAAAGGCAAGGCACTTGATAATCTTCACGATGCAGTCTTGACGGGTGCCGTGGAAGTGGGCAAATCAAGCGTGGAACTTGTTCCCGCAGGTCAGTTGGAATAAAACAAAACATCATCACCATCATCACAATGAATATCTTAGATCAATCCTCCGGCGAAGGCTGGAGCTTATACAATGCCGATTGCGTTGAACTTGTTAGCTCGATGCCTGACAATTCAATCGACCTGAGCGTTTATTCGCCACCGTTCGCTAACCTTTACATTTATTCGGACTCGGTAGCCGATATGGGAAACTGCGCGGATGACTCCGAGTTTTTTGAGCAATACAAGTTCCTGATTCGTGAGAAGTTGCGCGTTACCGTTCCGGGACGTCTCACTGTCATTCACTGCAAAGATCTTCCTGCTTATTTTGGCAGCGATGGCTATGCAGGTTTGCGAGACTTTCCCGGTGACATCATCAGGGCGCATGAAACCGAGGGCTGGAATTTTCATTCCCGCGTTACGATATGGAAATGCCCAGTCACAGAGCGCGAACGCACTAACAACAACGGACTGCTTCACAAGTCCGTCTTGCGTGATCAATCGCAACTCCGGCAGGGCATGGCTGATTATCTTATCATCATGCGCAAGCCACCGCTTGAAGGAATGATGAGCACAAAGCCAATTTCACGCGGCGGATTTGCTGGCTACATCGGAGACGCTGACCTCGATCCGCGCAAGGAAGGTTGTTATCACCCTTCGCCCTACTCACGCAATACGGTTGCAGCGGTGGACTCTATTAACATTTGGAGGCGATACGCGGAGCCGGTATGGTGGGACGTTGATCAACAGGACGTGTTGAATTTTAAAATTGCCAAGTCTAGCAAGGATGAAAAGCATATCTGCCCTTTGCAGCTTGGCGTAATTCGGCGTTCTATTCAGCTTTGGAGCAATCCTGGCGACGTAATTTTTTCACCGTTCACGGGCATTGGCAGTGAAGGCGTTTGCGCCGTTGAGATGGGCCGGAAGTTTATCGGCTCTGAACTCAAGCCTGAATATTATCAACACGCTAAAGGCTTCCTTGCGGCCGCATCAGCACAACCGGAGTTTATGCTATGAATTATCACGACTTCCTCAACTCCAAGAAGCTCATGCCTGCTTCCATGCCGATTAATCACAGCGGCATTCATAAATCGCTTTTCCCGTTTCAAAAGAAAGTTGCAGAGTTTTCCCTTGAAAAAGGCCGCTCTGCTTTGTTCCTCGATACTGGACTTGGTAAGACTATCACTCAATGCGAGTGGGCTAGACACGTTCCCGGCGAGGTGCTTATTGTGGCACCGCTGGCGGTGGCAAGCCAGACAGTCAAAGAGGCACAAAGTCGTCTAGGCATGGATGTCGTTTATTCAAAAGACGGCACCGTTTCCAGCCGCATCACGATCACGAACTACGAGCGTCTTGATAAATTCGACTGTCGCCGTTTCGCTGGCGTCGTGCTCGATGAAAGCTCAATCCTTAAGGGCTTTATGGGCAAGACGAAGCAGCTACTTTGTGATCAGTTTAGTGATACTAAATACCGACTAGCCTGCACCGCTACGCCAGCGCCTAACGATCACATGGAGCTTGGCAACCATTCGCAGTTTCTTGGCGTCATGCCATCGACTGAAATGCTTGCTCGCTGGTTTATCAATGACCCGTCAAAAGTGGGCGTTTATAAAATTAAAGGCCATGCCGAAGCTGACTTTTGGGCATGGGTAGGAAGCTGGGCCGCGTGCGTCTCGATGCCTTCCGATCTGGGCTTTGAAGATGGCGCTTATATTTTGCCCAAGCTCCAAACTCACACGCATACGGTCAACACTCCAATGCAGGCAGGTGATGAGGGCGAGTTGTTTATGATGCCGACATCATCGGCAACGGACTTGCACAAGACAAAGCGGCTTACGTTGAAAGAACGGTGCGGCCTTGCTTCTGAATTAGCAAATGGCACAAGTGAAGCGTCTCTTGTTTGGTGTGAATCAAATGATGAAAGCGAGTTGTTGGCAAAGCTCATTCCTGACGCCGTGGAGGTAAAAGGATCTGATTCGATTGATGCTAAGGAGGATAGAATGAATGCTTTTAGCGAGGGCCGCGCTCGCGTGCTGATTAGCAAGCCGTCCATCTGTGGATTTGGGATGAACTGGCAGCACGCTAGTCACATGGTATTCGCTTCGATCAGCTACAGCTACGAGTCATTTTATCAGGCCATCAGGCGCGAGTGGCGATTTGGTCAAACGAGGCCGGTCAATGTTCACGTCGTTATATCTGACGCAGAGCTTCCCGTCTGGCGCACGATTGAGCGTAAGGCAGGGCAACACGATCAGATGAAAAAGGCTATGGTCAAGGCTATTATGGGCGGCCAGGGAACGTCAACAAAGCTAGCTTATCATGGCCGCGCCGTTGCTAAAATGCCGTCATGGCTGCAAGGGAGGGTTGCATGAAACCTCCGTCATATTCCGAACACGTCGAGCAACGCGCGTTAGTTGCCTGGGCTACCATTCAAAGTAAAACGATCCATGAGCTTGCGTCATTGTTTTCGGTGCCAAACGGCGCGCACGTTTCAAAGGCACAAGCTGGCAAGCTGAAATCCGAAGGCTTGAAAGCTGGCGTTCCTGATTTGTTTCTGGCGATTCCTCGTCACGGCTATTCAGGAATGTTTATCGAGATGAAGCGCGTCACCGGCGGCATCGTTTCGCAGGCGCAGAAAGAATGGCATCAACGTCTTGCTCAGAACGGCTATCACGTCGTCATTTGTAGAGGCTTTGATGCCGCAAAACTAGAAATCCTTAACTACTTAAAACCATGAAAGTTCTTATTGCCTGCGAATACAGTGGCGCTGTTCGTTCGGCATTTAGAGCGCTTGGACACGACGCCTGGAGTTGCGATCTGCTGCCATCTGACGACGGCAGTGAGTTTCATATTTTAGGCGACGTGCTCAAGATTATTGATGACGAATGGGATATGATGGTGGCATTCCCGCCATGCACACACCTGGCCGTGAGTGGAGCCAAGCACTTTGCAGCTAAACGAGCTGATGGGAGACAGCAAGAAGGCATTGATTTTTTCATGGCTTTAGCAAATGCAAACATACCACGAATTGCCATTGAAAACCCAGTCGGCATTATGTCGTCAGTTTGGCGGAAGCCTGACTGTATTATACAACCATACGAGCACGGGCATGAAGCCACTAAAACAACGTGCCTTTGGCTTAAAAACTTACCACCCATAACACCGACAAACTTAGTCGGAAAAGGAACTCGTCATGTCACAAAAGGCGGGAACTCGCTTCCAACTTGGTATAATCTGCCACCCTCAAAAGACCGATGGAAAATCAGATCAGCGACATTTCAAGGAATAGCAAACGCGATGGCAAAACAATGGAGCGCATTCGTATTATCTTCGCCGATGAACTTCCCGAATGTGAATGCTGTGGAGAGCCTTGGTGTATTGTTCACATGGAACACTACGCCGAATGTGACTGCATCGGCCCTGACAACGCCGAAGATAAGGGTTATAGATTAATTAATGAGGACGGAATTACTTACGCAATAAAACCATGAAAAAACTAAACATCTCAATCAACCTGCTCCAACTCCAGGGAGCATGCAAAGCAACAATCAAGGGCGAGGATTGCGTTGTGATCCGCATCGCTAAGAGCAGGGCCAAGCCGCATCAAAATGGCAAGGTTTATCTGAACTTAGAGGCGGTGAGCAACAAGAACGGCGCGGACGATTACGGCAATACGCATTTTGTCGTGGAGCCATCGACCAAAGACGAGCGAGAAAGCGGAGCCGCTAAGCTGCCAATCATCGGCAACGGCAAAGAATGGTCAAACGAAGGGCAGCAATCGCAAGCTCGCACGACTCGGCAGGTTGAAAAGGCAGCTCCAGCGCCCTTAGAAGACGATGGCGGAGATATTCCGTGGTAATTGTTCTTTTGATTTTCTCAAATCTGATAAACTGAGACGCCGAAAGGTAGCCGCGTGGAAACGGCTTTTAAAAAATAGCAGACATGAACAAAACTAAAACGCCCCCAGCTTTTAAGGATCGCCGTTGCTATGCGGTTTCCAGCCTTAAATGCCTGGGGGCGGCTTTTTGTTTATGAAAACGATACCCGAAGCATTCATTAAATCCGGCTGGCATTTCCGCCAGATCGAACGGCAAGGAGAATGGGCAATCTTTGAGCGTCACTCAACCCGTGGAAATGCCCGCACTCATTACGAGGTTGTGAGAATCCGCTCGCATGACGGCTTTAAGATTCCCGGCACCGAAACAATGGCGGAGCCTGCGGAAATCTACCCATCTGATAACGTATGGGGGCGTGATGGCTTTACTCTTCCGACTATCACTATGGCACGCGAGAAATTTGAGCAACTTACAAAATGAGAATACGAACCATCAAGCCTGAATTTTGGATGCACGAAGGATTGTGTAGTAAGTCTGAGTTCACGCGATTACTTGCCATTGCTCTGCTTAACTGGGCAGACGATGAAGGATACTTCCTAGCCAATCCAGTGCTGATTCGTGGACAGGTCTTTCCATTCTTGGATGATTCCACGAAGATTCCAAGAGCACTCCAAGACCTTTCCAGCGTAGGGTGGATTGACCTGGGCAAAGATGATCAAGGAAGGTCTATTGGTAGGATCAAGAACTTTGCTAAGCATCAAAGGGTGGACAAGCCGAATCCAAGTAAACTCAAGGCTTCCAGCGTATTCCAAGAAGGCTCCAAGAATGATCTTGGAATGATCTTGGAGGACTCCAAGGCGGAAGGGAAGGGAAGGGAAGGGAACAAGAAAGGGAAAGTACATCCTTCGGATTGGGAAGGTTTTGAGGAATTTTGGACAGCATATCCAAGAAAGACCGCTAAATCAGACGCTCTGAAAGCATGGAACAAAATCAAGCCAGATCTCATTACCGTCCTTAATGCTTTAGACTGGCAACGTAAGTCTGAAGACTGGACTAAAGATTCAGGACAATACATTCCATATCCTGCCAGCTACCTTAATTCAAAACGCTACGAGGACGAGAAACCAAAACCGAAAGCTCAACCAATCCGCCCTCAATCTTGCTTATGAATATGCCAGTATCACATGAGGCTGAATCATCGCTTCTCTCATGCTTCCTTCAAGATCCAGTCAATCGCATAGGAGAGGCTAGAAATACACTCAATGTTTCAGCTTTTGATCTTGAAAAGCACAGGCGTATTTTTACCGCTCTTGTTACCCTTTACGATTCAGGGAGTCCCATTGACCCAATCATCCTGGGTTCTCACTTTCGCAGCCTTGGTGAATTGGAACGCGTCGGAGGTGACTCTTACCTTTCAGAGTTGTTCTGTTACGTTCCAAGTCCGGCTCATTACCTAGAATACAAGCGCATCGTTACTGACAAGTATCTCGCTCGGTGCCATATCGAAGCGCATTCCAAAGCACTGGCCATATTCCAAGATTCAAGCATTAGCATCGCTAACGCGATTGAGCAGGCTCAGGAAGCGCTGGAATTCGTGGCAAAGTCAACAATCCGCAAACTGTCACGGGTAACATTGAAAACGGCAATGGATCAAACGATGGACGAGATCCACGAGCGAATGAGCAAAGGGGGCGCATTAGCAGGATTTACAACTGGGTTTGATACGATAAACAAGAAATGTGGAGGACTTCAGAAAGGCCGTGTCACCGTATTTGCGGGTCTGCCTTCCGACGGCAAAAGCGCTATTATGCAAAACTGCGCGAGAAATGCGCTGAGATCAGGTGCCAAGGTGGCTTGGTATTCGCTAGAAATGCCGATTACAGAGCAGACCTTGCGAATATTGAGCGAAGACAGCGGCGTTGATAATGCCTCGCTTTATAATGGCCTAATGAGTCGAGGTCAGCAGGATATGCTTATGCGGTCAATTCGTGAGCTTTCAGATCTAGGTTGTGATTTGATCGACACCGACAATGCCACGGCATCAGACATCTTGGCCGATATCGAACAAGGCGGCTACGATTTAGCCGTCGTTGATTATCTCCAGTTACTCGAGGAAGAGGGACGCAAGGGCGCAACTCGGGAAGAAATCGTTTCTAGCGTATCCAGACGCATGAAGAATGCAGCACGTCGCAGCGGTTGCCACATCCTCACAGCTTCACAGCTAAACGATTACGGTAAATTGCGCGAATCTCGGGCCATTGGTCAAAACGCTGATAGCGTGTTTATTATCTCAAAAGTCGAGGTTGATGGCGTATCAGACGAAACTCAGCGCTCATTGTATTGTGACAAGAACCGAGGCGGCGCACGCAATTGGACAATTCCACTGGCATTTTCAGGGCCTACCTTTACTTTCAAGGAAATCAGAGAAGACTTTAATTGATATGCCAGCACTAAAAAACCTTAAGCATGAAGCATTTGCACAAGCAGTGGCGCTAAATACGCCAGCGGCTAAGGCTTATCGTGATGGCTGGAATTGCACGCCAGAATCAGCCGAAACTGCCGGCCCTCGATTGGCTAATCGTGTTGAGGTGATGTCTAGGATTGAAGAATTGCGGGCAAAAGTAGCCGAAAAAGCCGACCGCAAGTTCGACATGAGCAAAGATAAATGGCTTGAAAGGCTGGCTAGAATTGCCGCATCTGCCGAAGAGGTGGCCGACTTTTCAGCCGCTACCGGCGCGCTTCGAGAGATTGGCAAAGGCGCAGGCCATTATGCTCCTGAGAAGGTTGAGCATTCTGGAGCTACTGAAATTGTGATCAGGAAGTTATGAGCCGCACAATCAAGCAGCCATACCGAAAAAGCAGGCGTTTTGACCGCTCCTGTCGAAGCCACGGCAACTGTGGATACTGCTTAGGCAATCGAATGCACAAACACCGAAAGCAGGAGGCTAGAGCTAGTGACCATTGAACTGCCACACCGATTCAACCCGCGTGATTACCAGCTTCCCATGTGGCGAGCGATGGACGCGCATAAACGCTGTCTGATGGTGTTTCATCGGCGTGCAGGTAAAGATAAGCTTTGCTTTAACAAGCTGGTTTGCAGGGCAATAGAGACGCGGGCAAATTATGCGTATTATTTTCCGACTGCGGCGCTAGGCAGAAAGGCGCTATGGCACAACGTCGACGTGACAAACGCCATGCGCGTTATCGACCACATACCGAAGGAACTGCTAGCTAAGCCTCCGAACCAAACGGATATGCGTATTGAACTAATCAACGGCAGCACGATTCAGATCCTGGGCACTGATAACCTCGACGTTGTGGGCGGCAACTACTACGGCGTTGTGTTCTCAGAGTTTCAGAATCAAAACCCGTTGGCCTGGGATTACACACGGCCGATCTTGGCTGAGAACGGCGGCTTTGCATGGTTCAACGGCACGCCACGCGGAGAAAACCACTTCTTCGATATGCTGAAGATGGCTAAAACAAACGAGTCGTGGTTCACCCAGGTGCTGAGCGTTGAGGATACCGGCGCTATCACGCTGGCGCAAATTGACGAGGAGCGACGCTCTGGAATGTCTGAGCCGCTAATCAGGCAGGAGTTTTACTGTGACTTCAACATAGCTAACGAGAATGCCATCTATGGTCGATACATGACAGTGGCTGCAGCGGAAGGGCGCATTGGCGAGTTCCCGATTGATGGCCGCAGTCCGGTGCATACGTTTTGGGATTTGGGCGGGCCGCGCAATACGACGGTATGGTATGGTCAACGCTCGGCATTTGGGCATTTCCGGTGGATTGATTGCGACATTGGCCTTCCGCTTACGATTCAGGAGCGATGCGCGCACATGGCCGCGAAGGGCTACAACTACGGGAAACACTTCATGCCGCACGATGCACGCCAAACGCAGCGCAACGGCGTCACGTTTGAGTCGGATGCAATGGCGGCAGGATTCAAAAACATCGTCGTTGTGCCTGTCATCCCTGACGTGTGGCAAGGCGTCGATTACGTCATGGGATTGATGCCTACGTTTGAGTTTCGCGTCCCAGCTTGTGAAATGGGCGTCAAAGGACTCAAAGCCTACGAGTCCGCGCCTAATTCATCGAGCGGCATTGTTCGCAACGTCCCGCTTCACACTTGGGCGTCTCACGTTGCCGATGGCGTGCGAACCATGGCAGAGGCAGATCGTTTAGGCTTGATTCCCGGCTACAATAGCCCAGAATCGCCACGCAGACGCCAGGAATGGCAGCAAACATAATCATCACCATGAAAAACAAAGAACCAAGTGAATCCAAGTATCAAATTCGAGTAACTCGATTGTCGGTCTTGCCTGTTGGTGAGCCTATATTCTCAGAGCAAGCAACGCATGTTTCCATTGTGGATGAAGCTGGTGGTGAGTTTATTGAAGTCTCTCAGGCAAGTGATCGCAGTGGTGTTGAATCACAGACTATCAGAATTGATCCTGTAGAATGGCCTTCAATTAAGCTGGCTGTTGATCAACTTATCAGCGAGTGCATTTCATGAAATACAACGCAGTAAATTTCAGCTCCATCACCGATTGGAACCAGACAAACGAGGTAATTGCCAAGCAGCTTGGTTGCTGTGAGAAGACAGTCACTAAGTTCAGGCGTAAGCTAGGATTGCCAAGAGCGCCGGACAAGACCACACGCACGAGGCTGAAAGAGCAGTTGCCACAAATCAGTGATCGAGCTTGGGAAACGCATTCAAACTGGGCCATCTCTAAGATTCTGAAATGCAGCGAAAGCGCCGTTCAGGTGTATCGGCTGCACAACTTTAAGCCAAGATTCAAGAAATGACGCCTTTCCAAAAAGCCTACGACCTAGCCAAGGAGCTAGGGATCAATTTCAACGAAATGATGAAAGAGCATCTGACGGATGGCTATGTCTTTTGCTCGCCTGACTGTTTCATCTGCGCGTTTGATACGAGTCGAGACTACGGCGATTACTCAGAGCTTGCCGTTTTTGTGACGCTGGCCGTGGGCAATCTTGATCATTTCGTCAGCATTGACCCGCTCAGAGAAAAGCGCAAGTGGTTAGGATTTTGCCGCGAACACAATGGAGAACCTCACTGGATTCCATATCAACGATTGAGAAAAAGGCTTGCGACTTCTCAAAAGTGAGAGAGAATCGCTTAATTATGGGAGGCAGTCCAAAACCACAGAAACCCAAAGCGCCACCGCCTACGCCTGCGCCAGTTCGTGCTGACTCGGCTGACGGAGAGCAGGCCAGCACAGCCGCATATCGTCGCATGGGCCTTGATAAAACAATCAATCCTGCAAATCCATTGGCCCCTAAAACGGCGCTTGGCTCAATCGGCGCGCTTGGATCTGGCGGTGAAGGCGTGATGGTTAACACGCGAGCACCTAAGCCGAAGCCCACTAATATCGGCGGGTTTATGACTCAATTCCCATCGCGCTAATTATGAACGACGAAGGCACGGATCAAACAAAGAAGTGGCTTAGCTGTTATCAGCGGCTCAAAGATCAGCGCGTGTCGACTCAAGATCAAATCTGGCAGGACATCGCCAACTACGTTAGCCCGCGCAAGGCAGGCATTACGGAAAAGCGTTACATGCCAGACAGTAACAAAGAAGCGCAAATCTACGACGCCACTGCCACCGACTCGGTGCAACGTGCCGTCTCCGCTTACACGTCATGGACGACGCCAGCATCTCAGCCGTGGATTTCGCTAAAGCCTAATTTAAAGCTGAAGAATGACGACTCGGTGAAAGGTTGGCTCTCGGAGTGTTCGCAGATTCTCAATCAAGAGGTGAACAGTCGCAGCAACTTCCAGCTCGAGCGCCTTGAATCCGTAGCCGACCTTTGGAACTTTGGCACCACTGCCATTTTTTCAGAAATGGGCGAGGGCAATCGACTGCGCTTTGAAAAGATCAAGATTGGCACCTACGTCTTTGAGCTTGATCCATTCGGCAAATGCTACCGATTCATCCGCGAGTTTGAACTAACGGCAGAGCAGGCACGCCAGCAATTCGGCGAAGACAATCTTCCCAAGGTCATTAAGGACTGCTTTCAGGGTGATTACAGCAAAGGGAAAAGCTTCACATTCATTCACATCGTCGAGCCTCGCGAGCCTTCCAAAGTTGGCGCATACGGATACAACATTAAGACGCGCAAGAAGTATGTCTCGGCTTACGTCGAGATGTCGTCAAAGAAGATGGTTCAAGAGGGCGGTTACGACGGATTCCCTTTCACCGTTGGCCGTTACTTGTCTTACGACGCAATGATCGGCTCCACTGGATGGGGTTACGGCCCAGGGTTTGCCATCTTGCCAGAAGCTCGCCAGCTTAATTTTATCCAGCAGATGATGGACGTGTTTGCGGAGAAGCAAGTCTTCCCGCCGATGCTTGTGCCTGACACGTTTGAAGGAAGTCTCAAAACGGCAGCACGGGCGTTGAATTATTACCCTTCCGGCATGGGGCCTGAGAGCGTTTATCCTGTGCCTGTAACTGGCGAATGGAGCGTTGCTTTGGAGCGTGTGCGGATGCGTCAGGACATGATCAAGCGCCTCTGCTCGCTTGATATGTTCCAGATGTTTGCCAGCATTGACCGCGAGATGACCGCCTATGAGGTAGCGCAACGTGCGGGTGAAAAGCTCGACACCGTAGGGCCTATCTATCACCGCGACGTTCGTGAGACGATCGAGCCGCATCTACGCCGTGCCTTCGAGCTTTGCGCTGAGAATGGCTTATTGCCTCCACCTCCGCAGGAAGCTTATGAGCTTGTCGGTCGTGGCTTTGTGCAGGTGGCTGATCCAGAGATTGCGCTTACGTCACGGCTGGCGATGGCGATTGATAGCTGGAACGCTCGCGGCGCAGATGAGGTCATGCAGACGGCCGCTTCAATCGCTGCCATTGATCCTACGGTCATGGACAACATCGACACGGCTTTTTACATCCGCGAGAAGTCCCGCCTTGTTGGCGCTCCTGAAGGGCTGCTCCGCAAGCGTGAAGATGTAGAGGCCATCCAACAACAACGCGCACAGGCGCAGCAAATGCAGCAGGCCGCGATGATGGCCAAGGAGATGGGCAGCGCCGTAAATAGTGCTGGCGGCATCGACAAAGTGAAGGAATTAGTTGGGGCGTAATTATCACACATGACACCATCATCACCTGAGTTACTAACGCCGCTGACAGCCGACGAAAAAAAGAACGTGTTAAAGGCCGCTCTTCGACTTTTTGACAAGCCGGACTTTCAGCTAGTCTTTCGCTCACTGAACGCAGACGTTGGCGGCATCCTAAATCCTGCCTTTGAGCAAGGCGGAGATGTAGTTAAGGCAGCATTCCGCGAAGGGCAGAAAGAGCCGCTTCGATGGCTATTTACGATGCACCTAAAGGGCATTCCAGAAACCGAAAAACCTCAAGAACAAGAGACATGATCACGATCACACCAGACAATCAAATCGACCGCGACGGCGAAATCATTGGCAATATCATCGGCAATATCGCATGGATGAACGCCAAGCCAGCGCCGCGCATTATTGGACAAATTCGCCAAGTCGCAGGCATCGAAGGTCTTACTTTTGAAGTCGCCGAAGCGCCAACTGTTAACGAATCCTTAACTGTTAAACCAATTTCCGCGCCGGAGGTTGTCGGTAATCCGTCGGCGTCGGAGCCTGCCGCTAGTTGTGATGATCTAGCGGCAGGCAATCTTTCTGATCCGCCATGCGTGGAAACAGTTACGGAAGTCGTCTTGAAAGAGGCGCTTCCAGCCTTTTGTGTCGGTTCTGACTGGGGCACTGTCGGCACGCCATACTTCGCTCGGTGCTTCGTGAACAGCTACGGCAATGACGCCTACTCTCAGTTCTGCAAGGCTAACGGCATCTAATTCCTATGGAAATCGACACAACACCAACGGCGGAGACAGCGCTGCAACAGCAAGCTGCGGTCACAACTGAAACGACAACGACGCCAATCGAAGCCGCGCCATCTACGGTAACGCGGCCTGATTACATTCCTGAAAAGTTTTGGGATGCACAGAAGGGCGAGGCCAAGCTAGATCAGCTAGCCATCAGCTACGCCAATTTGGAAAAAGCTTTTTCCTCGAAGTCGCAGGCACCGAAGAAACCTGCGGCCGACGCATCGCCAGAGGATCAGGCCAAGTATTTTGCCGATCTTCGCAAGTTCACCGGAGCGCCAGAGAAGCCGGAAGATTACGGCATTAAGGCACCTGACAACCTTCCTGCGGGCGTCGAGTGGAATGCTGAATTAGCCGGAAAAGCTGCGGGCATTGCTCACAAATACGGCGTGCCACCGGAAGCGCTGCATGAGTTGATTAATCTCAATAATGAGAATATCAGCAGCATTGTGGCAAAATCTGAGTCGGCTCAAAAAGAGCAGGTTGAAGCGATGGTAGCTGAACTCAATGCCGAGTGGAAAGACGACGCCAAGAACAACTGGCAACGTGCTAACCGTGGAGCGATTGCGATGGGCGTTGATTTGGAAGCCAGCGGACTGGGTAACAATCCGCACTTTATCCGTGCAGCTTTGCGCTTTGATGAAATGATCAGTGACGACAAGGGGCTGGTTAGCTCTGACAGTCAGGCTACTTACAAAGAACAAATGGATCGCATCCAAAAGGGTGACGACTTCAACGGCAAGAATGGGCCGGAAGCTCAACAGGCAGCGCTGGCAAAGCTCCAAGGGCTTTTCAACGCATCGCAAAAGTAACCTGAAAACGATGAAGAAAGCGGCTCTCAGAAATGGGAGCCGTTTTTTTTGCTTGCATCTTTTCTCAGATGTGAGAATTTAGGGTAACAACGGCCCCGCAAGGATAAGCTGTATGCCGGACATAGGCCCGCAAACAGCGGAGAACCGAAGAACCGGGAAGACACGATACTTCCTCAGTCGCTCACAAGGGCGGCTCAACTTCACCTCTCTAATTCCCTGCCAATATGGCTACTATTGATACCTTCTACCCAACGATGTTCCAGACATCGTTCGACCAAGTCCTCCAGCAGATGGATTCCCGTTTGCTCGGCTCCATTACTCGCGCCGATTTCACCGGCAAAAAGAAATGGTTCAACCTCCTGAATGACAGCGAGGCGCAAGACATCCTTACCCGCAAAGGCGACACTCCAGACGGCGAGTTTGACGGCTCCAAGTATTGGCTCACCCAACGTCCGAAGGAAAAGGTCACAACCTTCGACGAATGGGACAAGCACTTCCTTGGCACCATTGTATTGCCAACTTCTGACGAAGTTCAAAGCCACGCGATGGCCTTCAACCGCGCCACCGATGACGTGATCATCAGCGCCTTTGATGCTACCCGCTACATCGGCGAAGACGGCACCACGACTGACAGCTTCCCAGCTGGTCAGTCTATCGCTTCAAACTATGTTGAAACTGGTTCTGATACTCCATCTGGTATGACGCTCGCAAAACTGCGCCGCGCCAAGTATCTCATGGACGTGAGCGAAGTGCCTGATTCCGAGCGTTACATCGTTATCGGTGCAAAGCAGGAGCAAGATCTCCTCCGCGACACCAATCTGACAAGCGCTGACTTCAACACGGTCAAAGCTCTGGTTGATGGCAAGGTTGACACCTTCCTCGGCTTTAAGTTCCTGAAGTCTCAGCGTCTGCCAGTTGGCACCGTTTCCGGTGTTGCTGACATCCGCAGCTGCTTCGCCTTCCACAAGTCTGCAATCAAGTTCGCCATGAGCGATCGCCAGACCCGCATGGACATCCTGCCACAGCGTCGTCACGCTCTCCAGATCCGTTCGACCATGATGCTCGGCGCCGTCCGCACTGAAAACGAAAAGGTTGTTCGTATCTACAGCGACGAAACTCCATAACCTGAACGGATTGGGGCGGTGTAAAAACCGCCCCTTTCTTAAACCTTTACCCTCAAAAAATACTCTTATGGCTGCTCTTACTGACTCCTCACTCTTCACGGCACAAGCTGCCGCTCTCCTCGACGGCTCCGAACGTCCAAACCGCACTGGCGCTACTGGCGGCACGGTTAAGAAGCTCCGCGCTTCCTATACCACCACTGGAAGTGAAGCTGCGAACGACACATTTAATCTCTGCTACCTTCCTAAAGGCGCTTCGCTTTCTCGGGCAGGTTCAGCGGTTTCTTGCGTTGATCCTGGCACCACGCTCACGCTTGACATCGGCACAAGCTCCAATGCAGACCTTTACGCTGACGGCATCGTTCTTTCGAGCGGTGGCACCGTGGGCTTTGGTTCTGCCGTTGCTGGCACCGCTGCCGATTTGGCTCCTACTGTCACCACTGACAATAGTGCCGTCATCGTGACCATTGCCTCCGCTAATACGGTCACGGCTTCAGTCGTTCTCTACTTTGAGATCGAATACGTCGATTGGAACTAATACTTCCCGTTGGTTGACCTCGGGAGGCTCCTTGTGTATTAAGGGGCCTCCCTTTTTCTTGAATCATTACCATTATGGCCGCCACTGCTACAGAGATCGCAAACCTTGCAATTGCCCATCTTGGTGGAAGGGCGCTGACTGCGCTTTCCACTGACACAACTCAACAAGCGGCTAGTTTGCGGAAGTGGTATAATCCAGACGCAGGAACGCCGATTTACACGGCACTTGATGAGGCATTACGGGCGCATCCGTGGAATTTTGCTACAGCTAGAAAGCGGCAAACTGTCACCTATCACACGCTAACAGGAGGCGCATCTGTTTCTGATGCAAGCGGACTCATCAAAATTACGCACGCTGGACATGGTTATACCACAGGAGACCGTGTTTATGTAAAGGATGTGCAAGGCGTAACCGTTGCCAATGGTCAATGGTATGTCACCGTAATCAATTCAAACAACTTCACGCTCGACGATTCGGTTTTTGCAGGCACTTACACGGCGGCGACAGGCAGCGTCGTCGGCATTCCACAGTTTGACTGGGACTTCCAGCACACACCACCGGCTGACTGCTTGCGCGTAATTTCGCTCAATGCAGGCGGCGGGCAGATGGAAGATGCGGGCGCTGATTTTACCGTTGAGAAAGGGCTGATCCTTACCGATGAGGA